ATACGTCCTGTTTCAAGACGTTCTTTAGCCAAAAGACCCATCAATTCACGGGCAGGTACTTTCTTCTTGAACTTAATGTTCTTGTTAGCTTCAGCCTTTTCATACTTTTCCTTAAAACCTTCCATACCAAATGTATTCCAAAGACTTGGGCATTCGTGATAGCTAAACAATGTTACATCTTGATTCTTCAAGAAACGTTCAAAGATTAGTTTATCTAACCCCACACAATAATCTAGTTTACGAACACGATTATCATCAGTACCTTGATTGTTCTTCAATACAAGAATGTCTAGAATATCATAATGGAACCAAGCGAAGTTTACAGTTGCACTACCACCACGAATACCATTTTGATGGCAGCTCTTTACAGTAGATTCAAATGCTTTAGCAAATGGAATTGGACCTGTGTGTACTACTTCACCATTGCGAATAGGAGCATTAGTAGCACGTAGTCTTGATAGATTCAATCCGATACCATAACGACTAGCGGTAGCAAAACCAACTGCACTGTTGTTACTGAAAATACTACGTAGATCATCATCTACTGTGAATAGTGAACAACTAGCATAACTCTTCATTGGAGTTCTTACTCCAGCCATAATTGGTGTCGGTAGGTTAATCTTATGTTTACTAAAGTAGTTGTAAGCTTTCTTTACATACTCAATGCGGTTTTCTTTATAGTCCTTAAAGAATGTCATTGCAATAAGCATATAAGCAAACTGTGGAGTTTCATAAATTACTTTGGTAACTCTGTTTTGTACCAAGTATTTATCACACAACTGTTTAATACCAGCATACGTGAAATTAAAATCACGGTCATGCTTTAGATATTCATCCAGCTTATCAAACTCTTGTTTACTATACCAATCGAGAATAGATGAGTCATAGACCAATGCATCGATATTAGTTTTAACTAGATCATATAGTTTAGGAGGATTCTTGCCTCCCCAAACATTCTTACGTAGTTGATAATTCAACAAACGTGATGCTACAAATTGATAATTTGGTTTATCTTCTGTAATAAGATTTGCAGAAGCTTCAATTAACATTGCGTGAATGTCTTTGGATGTCATTCCATCAAAGAATGACAAATGTGCATTCATTGCTACTTCTTCAAAACCAACGCCTTTTATGTCTTCTGTAGCCCATTGTAAAATCTTATTGATTTTGTCTGCGTTGAACTTTTCAGTGTTACCATTTCGTTTCTTTATAAAAATTTCTTTATTCATATGGGTAAAAAATAACTATCTTTAGGATAGTTCATTTTGTGTTTAGATTATAACTTTTTTAATAATTTATTTGTACGCTTTTTGTGTGTTACATACTATAAATTATTCTTCGTCATCGTTGTTATGAACGTTCCACTTGGATTTTAGAGCCTTTTTGACTTGATTTTCACCATCCATCATTTCATTCAAGATACTCATACCCTCACGGCTATTCTCCCCATAAATCTCAATATGACCACAACCAGCGTTCATCTTACTTGGGAATGTCAAACCATCTGGTCCGAAACGATTCTTAATTACGTGGAATCGTGCAGTGTTCGCTTGTTTATCGTTAACTTTACGACTTAGACTCATAACGAAGTCAGCAGTCATAATTTTACGATAACTATCAGCGATGTTGTTAGCCTGAATAATATCTTCATCCATAGCAGCACGATTACTCTGTGAAGCACTCCAAATAGGAACTTGTAATTCACCAGCTACACCACGAAGCTCTTCATAAATACCTCCAGCTTCACTATAACTGTTACTATTACGTTCACTCTGCGATGGACGTAGAATATCTGCATAGTCAACAATAATCATATCGACTTTGGTACCTAGTACTGCCAATCGTTCACAATGAGCCTTAAGGCTATAAGCACTTACAGTTTTAATTGGGAAGTACTTGATCTTCAACTTACCAGGCACATCAGCAATCTTCTGCTTTACGATGTCTACGTTGTTGCGAATGTTTTGGAAATCAATTCCAGTAAAACAAGCATCATATCGAAGACCCACATAGTTTTCATTCAACTCAAGAGTAAAATGAACTACGTTCTTACCTTGCTTCATTGCTTCAGCACCCAACTTGGATAGTACCCAACTCTTACCACTACCAGCACAAGCTGTAATAATACCTAGTTCACCTGCTGCCAATCCACCATCCATAATTGTATCAATTTCAGTCCAATTGGTCTTAACACAATTACGACTCATTACACTCATACGTTTTTCAACGTCTTCAGTATAATCATGACCGATATTACGTTCCATACCGGCTTTCATTGCTTGATCTACAACATGTTTAATCTTGTCATACTGACCAATTTCAAGTAGATCCGCACTTTCAATAATAGCATTCTTTAGCTTTTGATTCTTACAGAACTCTAGGAACTGTTCCTTTACGAACTTTAGATCGTTATCATTTACCTTTTGGTAAATAAGTTTTAGGTTATCTACGATACTCTTTTTTAGAACATCGTCAGATACACTGTCAATTTTAATTTTGAATACCGTTAATGTTGGTAGATCTTTATACTCGTTGAAGTATGCTAGACTCTCTTTTAGAATCCACTTATTAGCATCGCTTTCAAAGAAGTCTACCTCAATAATATCGTTAATACGTTCGATAAACGAACGATCTGATATAAGGCATGAAATGCACTTGAGTTGAAAATCCCGACCATATTTAATTAACGAATCAATTACTTTTTTATTTTCCATAAAACAACTATACCACTGAATTTAGTGTTACTCAACTTTTATTTACCGACATTTTTTTATTCTACAAACGAATTTAGTTTGCCAAAGCATTCCTGTAACCAGATATGGTAATTTGGAATGTTGTTCCACATTTTATCTTCTGTAATTAGCTTGGAGAAGCTAATCTTATCAATCTTTTTGACAGGAGTATTGATAATCTCTTCTACACGAAGCTGTGTAAAAGATTGAATTTGTGTATTATGTAACTGCATTAATTCATAATTACGTCCAAGCAATAATTTATTATCCAATACAGTTTCATAAATCTTGTATTTGCTTTTATGATTCTCGGAATAATTATAAATTTGTTGTAAACATGCCTGATCTTCGTTAGCAAGAAAAGGAAATGCTTTCACAACTCTCTTTAAACCAACACCATCCAAACCAGGAATGTTATCACTTACATCACCTTCCATAACCCTATAAAAAATAAAGTTATTACAAGTAATGCCATATTCATCTAATATTTCTTTACACCCAAAAACTTTCTTTTTTGTTGGACTCCAGATTTTGATCTTATCGCTTGCCAACTGAAGAAAATCTTTATCTGTGGACATAATTGTTACATTACTGTCCTTGAAAGTTTCTTTTGCTAGATAAGCAATTGTATCATCTGCTTCTATTTGATCAATTGCCATAACCGTTACAGGCAATGTATCTAAATAGTTTACAGTACGAATCAATTCTTTTTTAAAGTTAACAGACTCAATCTGTGACGAAGATAGTTCTTCATAATTACGGTTAAGTCTAATATCAGTCTTTCTACCGTTTTTATAATCTGGATAAATCTTTCTACGTTTCTGACTACCACCTTTGCCATCAAATACAATAATAACTCGGGTAGGAGAAAGTAACTTAATTGCATATCCAATGCTCTTCAAGAAACCAGCAATACCGCCAGTATGCAATCCATCTTCATTGAGTGAAGGAATGGCCATAAAACTACGAATGTAAGTATTAAGGCCATCCACAAGGAGAATGTCAGAATTGGTGTTCTTTTGTAGACCATCATTTCCAACACCCTCCTTGATGTTTTCAAACAAGGAGAACAGTTTTTTCTTTTCAGATGAACTGAATCCACTCATGTGTTATTCTTCGTTGCCTGCAGTTTCTTCTGTGTCTATAACAGCATCCTCAATAATTTGACTATTAGGATCTTTATACTTCATGATTACAGCATCACAAATCTTCAAGTAAACTTCTTCACTCAATTCTTTGTCAGTCTGCATTACACTCACAAAGTCCTTGGATTGGAACTTCCATTCACTACCGTCGTTCTTCTTATATGTGTAATAAGCACCGCCTTGTTTTACCAAGTTGTTTTCTTTCAATACTTTGATCCAAGAACCATAATCTGCAATTCCACTATCAAAGTAAATATCGAAACTAGCTTGACGTTGTGGTGGTCCCATACGATTCTTTACAACCACCGCTTTACATTCGTTTCCAATAATCTCTTCACCTCTTTTGAGTTTACCAGTATTATTCAAACGAACACGAACACTACAATGATAAGCAAGTGCTTTACCACCACTAACTACATACTTGTCACCAAATGCCATAGCATTTAGATTCTGACGTAGTTGATTGGTAAACACAGTAAGTACTTTCTGACGACCAATCATAGTAGTAATCTTACGCATTGCTTTGCTGATAATAATAGACTTGCCAGTAGCATAACCATCTTTGCCATGATCACTTTCAAGTTCTACTTTGGTAGATGCTGCTGCTACAGAATCTACAATGATTGTAAGAATACGATCTTTGTTGCTCTTACGAACAATTGCGATCATTCGTTCCATCTGAGCAAAAATATCTTCAACGGTTTCACATTGAACATATAGTAACTTAGACAGATCTACACCAAGACTCTTCCAGAACTCAGGTGCAGCTGCGTTTTCAGTATCAATTACTACAGCAACTCCGCCCTTCTTCTGTGTATCAGCCACAACGTGTGCTGACAATAGACTCTTACCAGTACCTTCAAGACCATTAAATTCAACCATCTTGCCAACTGGTAGTCCTCCGTGTGGACGATTGCTAATCGCTAAATCCAAAATAGAAGAACCTGTACTAATCCAATCAGTAATTTCTGAAGGATTGTCTTGTTCATCTAGGAAATGTGCGATTTTACCACCGTCTTTATTTGCTTTGTTAAGCTCATTCGCCAACATTTCGATTAATTCGTCACGTTGACCCGTCGTATCTTTTGTAACACTTTTCTTTGCCATAACGTATATAACTAGAAAGCCGGTGGGGTATAAAAACTCCACCGGCTTATTTTTATTTTTTAGGAGTTAAACAAATCATCAAATGCTTGTTCTACACTATCCTTACCTTTTGCTTTAGCAGCAGTTGGTGAAGACGGAGCTGGAACAGCCTTTGCTGGCACATCAAATGGAGCTTCATCATCTCCGTCAGATGGTGCAGCTGCGGTTGATACAGTTGCATCAGCTGATTCAGTATCTGGATTCAACCACTTATCCATAACTTCCTTAAGTTCTTCGTATGAGAGTTCTGGGAATAGATCCAAGATGTTTACTTGAGCCTTTAGTGCTTCAAGCAACTGACTGTTTTTTGGATCAACCGCAACACTCACATTTGGCTTAACACGAATGCTGGTTTCTGGGAAACTAGCTCCGCCTTCAGCTGTCTTGAATTCTACAACAATATCACGACCACTTGTTAGATCGGTAATATCACCGAAGTCAGGATCGCTGATGATCGATAAAAGTTCTTGATAAACTTGCTTACCAAAGCCCCAGAACTTAACTCCTTCGTGTTCCTCGCCACGTACAATTACAGGAGCAAATGTACGCATCTTTGGTTCCATCTTACGACCCATCTGCCAATCTTCCTTAGAACCAGTCTTCTTCAAACGGTTACTAAACTCAACGATTGGATCTGGGCGACCAAAACTATCAGGAGACAGATAGGTCTTGTTGTTGATGTTATAATGGAACTTTAGTTCGATGAACGGATTATCAGGTTCGTACTTATAAGGAACGATACGAACTACTTGTTTACCGGGCTTTGGTTTCCAAATCAAGTTAGATTTTTGATTTGTGTTTGAAAGGGAGTTCAAACGACTCTTTAGCTTACTAATGTCTAATGCCATAATTTATTTAATTGTTTAATTGTTAATTAGTTAATTATTTTAACCGAATCACTCGACTCGGTTTATAACCAACCTAAAATCAGTGTACACTAGGTACAAACTGAAATCAAGTCAAAAATATATATCAAACTTCGGAGATAGAAAACAGTTTTAATGGAACTATTTTTACACCAATTTCATTGGTCAAAATAATACTGTTTTTATATAAATCCCAATTTAATTGAAAACTTTTATCAAATGTGCCGTCATTTTCATCAGCAATTAACTTATTCATTGCGTTTAATGTATACAATGTATTTGTTTGCTTTTTACGATGTATGCTTATTGTTCCTTTATATCGATTAACTTGTTCACGTTTTTCTACATTGAACGTTAGATATAATTCCCGAAGATTATTTTCGTTAGCAAATATAAAGATCTTATTATCAATCAATTTATATTGTTGTGGTATTTCATTCAATACGTCTGTATATTGACTACTATTGGAGAATGTACAAAGCAGTTGTTTTTGTTCGTTCATAATGCTATTGATGTGCCTGATAATTTGCCATAAGGCATTATTAATATTCTGCATCCTAATAACAATATAACTTTACCCTTTTTAGTGTAAGAGAAATTTTCTTCTTCAGTAAAACGGGCGTATATTACAGGTCGATATTGTAAAATTGGATCTTCAGCATTTTTTGGAGCTGGAAGATTTGGGTTGAATAAAATATGTCCTCTTTTGTCTGTTGAAATTTTTATTCCGTTTGGTTCGTCTTCTTGACTTGTATGAAATTCTACATCCAGAACTTCATTTGTTTGAATCAGACATTGTACGTTTTCGGGTCCGTAATTTGTAGAATTGAGTTTAAAATCCAATCCATATATTGTCATTCCAGCAATTTGTTTGGATTCTTCTGTACCGTCTAACATATCCAACCAAACTGAAAATCCTCTTGGTAAAAAGTATAATTCTTTATCTAAACCAGGATTGTTTTTAAAAACAGTCTGTACAGACGAAGCATTTGCACTTATTAAATCAATTTCTTGTTGAGAAAACA